ATTTGCAAAAGTCTGTAGACCGAGTGGCCCAATAGTAGGAATTGCTGTGCCAGCGGAGTTTGAGTTGGTGTAAGCAACACCATCCAAGTCTACGCCAGCGATGGGGAGAGTTGTATATGCCATGATAATTTTCCTTTTCTAATCAGTGGATTAAGTGCCTGACAAGATGCCTTGCAATGAAGCATTAGAGCAGGTAAGGTTACCAGCCCAGCCATACAGCTTCACGATTGCATCTTGGTTAATCGATTGACGCTCGCCACCGATAGGAACGAAATTACGCTCTTTGTGTGGGCGGAAGAAAATGTAATTGGTGTTTAAGAGATACATATAAAGCGGATTCTCTTGTGCGCCAATACCACCACCGAGTACCACATCAGCAGACATACCACCACCGTAGAACTTCAAGGAAGCAAAGCCAGCAGCACCTTCGTCTACACCAGCAATACGCTGGATAGCCTGTAAGGATGCAACATAGCGTTGATACAAGGTGTTACCAGCAATGATGAGGTCTACCTTATCAGTTCCACGAACGGACTTGATTGCGGCAGAAGTCATAGCGGCTTGGATTAGGGTAGAAGAATCTGCACCTGTAGAGCTTTGGTTTTGCCAAAACGTCCAGTTTGCACGATTAATACCACCGTATGTACCAGTTGTATTAGCAACAGCAACAGCAGCTGCCAAACCAGTAATATTCTTGCCACCATTTCCAGTTCCATCACCATAAATATCGGTAGAAATACGGTTCAAAAGACGGGCTTCAGAAACTTGCATACGACCATCTAACAGGTCAATGATTGCTTCTTTGCTTGAGTTTTGGAGCATTTCTAGACCACTCATGGTTACAGAATCAGCGTACTGAGTAATGCTGAACTGTGCCGCAGAGATTGGGCTATCAGGGGTGATGTTCAATACTTCGTAGCCACTATATGAATTAACATTATTAGTCGCTGGGTCGTTGTACATGATTTCCTCAAGGATTACATTACCGCCTGAGAAGGGTCGTACATTGCCCTTTGAATTTAGACGCTGTAGAACAGCATTGTTCTGCGTCAAGTTATCTGCCAATACTCCACTACGACTTTGAATGGTGGTAGCGATAATATCGGTGATTGCGCTATTTGCGAATGCCATGATATTTCCTTTATTAAGTTAAGTTAAACCCTACCGCTTTCTGCTTCGGCTATTTGAGCCATGAGCATCGAGCGTCTGTCCTTTGCATCTGTCTTAGACACCTGACCGCTAGGAGTAACGGACTTCGGACTAACAGCAGTTGCTTTAGCTTTTGCTACTTGCTGTGCCTTAGATGCTTGGGTACTTGCTGACTTCAGGAGTCTATCCTGATCCAGTTTGTACGCTTCATCGTTGATACGCACCGCTTTGGCGTAAGCCGTTTCAAGGTCTTGGGCTATACCTCTCTCAAGTAATTGAGCCATATCTTCCCGAACCATGTCAAAGTGAGGAAACCTCTCTTTGTTACTGCTTACCCGTTCAATTTCTGACATCAAACGAGCATTTTCTTCTTGCTCCCGAATCGCTGACAGTTGTTGCACCTGCTGTTGTGTTGCCTGTAGCTGTTGCATTAACTGCTGTTGATACGGGTCTACATACGCCTGTTCAGGCATTTGTAAGCTATCTGAATTTAATTGTATTCCATAATCTTGTGCAAGTCTATGGAACATCTGCACCTTTTCTTGGTAGGGTGCTTTTGACAATATCATGTGCGCCCGACCAAGGTTATTAATCCATGCCGCAGGGTGTATTCCTTGCGCTTGCAGTTCAGGTACGAATGGGCCAATCGCCTCGGATAGAGTTCTAGCGTTATCGGCTTCTGCTTTGTAGGCAGACACGCCCTTCTTGTACTCGGCTTCACGCTGGTTAGCGTATTCAGCAAACTTAACAAAATCTTCTTTGTTGAGTTGTTCGCCCTTTTCCATCTTGTCCCAAATCTCTACATATTCTTTCTTCCAAGTCGTTGGGCGTTTTACTTCTTCAGCCACAGCAGGAACTTGTCCCACGCTGTCAGGTTCATCAACCGTATCGGTTTCGCTATCGACTTCTGTGCTGGCTTCCTTTGCTTTAAAGCGACCTTTTTCGTCACGGTTTTCTTCAACGGGACTTTCTTCGGCTTCGATTGGATCGTCATTTACTTCAATCTCCTTTTCAATAGGTGCTTCAAGTGTGCCTTCTTCAGCTTGCTCTAGTGCGGCTTCCAACATCTCTCTGCGGTCATCTGACATGGTTTTCCCTATCTATAGTTAAGTTTTGAATATGCTATTTCAGCAATCTGCCGTTTACGGGCTTCTTGGTCTTTACGGCTAAATTCATGGGTTTTCTGCTGTGTAGGCACATCGTTGCCAAGTTCCACGCAGTTGTTGCGCTTTAGGTTCTCACGGTGCTTAGAACGGCTAGATACCCATGTGCCGTCTGCCATAGAGATATGACCCTCAATATCGGGCATTACCATCGGGGCTTCCCGTGACTTCATAGCGACCTTATCTTGCCATGACGCTCTAGCAGCTTCCTCACCAATGGTCGGTGTCCACCACTCTAAAAAGAATTCTTCATCCGTTTGCTTGGTTTCGATGTGATTTTGTTGGGAATATCCACAATTCGGGCAAATCATTACATTCTCCTTATAATGTCAGGTAATTGATCGTATTCATTGGGTCTAAGTACGCAAATACTGTCATACCAACGGCCATTTTTCCATCTCCAGCAGACAAATTCCTCTTTAGGTAGTAAAACCACGCACTTTACGCCTAATGCGCCCGCTAAATGCGCTGTGCCTGTGTCTACGGTGACGATTCCCTTCATTGCCTTCATGTGTTGGGCGGTTTTAAGCCAATCTTTCTTCCAGCCATCGTTAGGAAGTGGGTGAAATGGCCCTTCAGTCTTAGGATTAAGGGAATAACAGTTATCGCCAACTAAATTAAGCATTTCTCGACTGTCTATTGACTTAATGTAGTACAGGCTTTTGTTGGATGCTTCCCAATTTACCCCGATTCTTGCAGGAATATTGCTAGGCGTGGCTTCTAAATAGCCTTCTGAACCCACTATCTTTTTTTTAGTAACTGGGAACAGGCTTTTAACATAAGGCATAGCGGTTGAAATGTAATATGGCAACGACATTGATCCAATCCAATAGTCGGCTTCTACCGCTTCCCCTACTTCGGTGGCATTGGTAATAAGATCAATACATTCCATCTGCCCAATGAGGTAATGAAGTGAGGATTCTTGTAAAACAATAAGTTTTTTTGCCCCCATAACCTTTAGGGCGGGTAGAAAACGATAAAACTGCAATACATCACCATAGCCTTGTTCCATCTGTACCACAATAGACTTGCCTAGTAGGGACTCGCCACGCCATACAGGAATCGTTAAAACAGGTTTGTAGGGCTGGGTTTGCTTGGCAATGATGTCAGGATGCCAGCGGTATTCAAATAACCGAAAGCCAGCCTCGTAGCGACCAGCGTGTAGGTGATCGTAAGCTAATTTATATTGTGCGTCTGCACTTATATCAGTAGTAATAATGCCGCCTCATCGTCAAGTTCCTCTTGGCGTTTGGCTTCCATCACCCTTAATTGCTCTTGAATGAGATATTGCTGGTGTCTGTAAGCTACTGCCTCAAGGATGTTATCCCGTTGTCTTTCAAGGTAGCTTATAGACCGCTGTAAATCTTCTGTTTCAGCTAACGGTATATCAGCTTTAACCTCTTGTTTGGATTGTACTTTAGCTTTCTTAACTTTTGCAACAGGATCAATTAAATCTTTGAACGCTTGTTTTCTTGCATCGTTTGCGTCTTTAACTGCCTTCTCAAGTTTGCGCTGTCTTTCCGCTATCTTTGCGGATAGCTTGCGTAATCTCTTTAAATCATCCTCTGTCCAAGACGCATCATCACCGCCTACTTGTCCTGTAGATGGGGGTGGTATGAATATTTGAAATGCGTTATTTTGGAACGCATTAGCTTGAAAAGCGGTAGCAAAACTCACAGAACTACCCAGCGTGACCCACTAGAAACTGTAACGGTTACGCCACTTGATAAGGTAACTGGCCCTGATGACATAGCGTTATCTGTTGCGGGGATAGTAAAGCTAGTGCCAATAGTCTTGTTATTGGTCACAATCCCGTTACTAGCCCGTTGGATTGGGGCAGATTGGGTTGTGCCATCAAAGGTCAGGTTAGCCGATTGGGTAGGCGTGGTAGTGCCTTGACCATACGGGATGTAGTTAGTCGTATAGGTAAAAGCGTTGGCTTTGCCGTTAAATGTACTCCAATCGGTAGAACTTAACGCACCTCGATTGGTAGCTGACGCTGTTGGTACTTGCAGGGTGATTACAGGGGTTGTAGTGCCGTTAGCGACTGTAGAACTAAGGTCTGTACCTGTAGTTCCAAGGGTTAATGCGGCTACGCTAGTAACCGTACCTACATATTGGTCGTTACTTGTAACAGTAAAATTAGGGTAAGTCCCACTAATGCTGGTAGTACCTGCACCTGTAAGACTGACTGTTTGATCGGGCGCAGTATTGGTTATTGTGAAGTTAGGATATGTACCGCTAGTGCTAATCCCTGTGCCACCTGTCAGAATAACGGTCTGATCGGGGGCAGTATTGGTCACAGTAACCGCCCCAGTTGCACCACTTACGCTAATACCTGTACCAGCTACCGCAGAAGTTACGCCTGTATTGTTAATGGTCAATACACCATTGGCTGATTCAGCTACAGAAATTGCTGTTCCTGCGGTTAAGTCGGTGTTTTTCCAATAACCATTGCCACCGTCATAACTGAGGATTTGACCATTAGATACGCTAGTTATTTGGACATTGGCATCTGTGCCACCTAGAACGCTACCGTGATTAATTTCTACTTGAATAGAACCTGAACCCCCAGCACCAGCATGAATTAAAGTTCCAACAGAAACCTTAACATTAGGGGCTACAGGCTTTATGTTGGTAGGGTTACCAGTTACGGGGTTGTAGTAAATCTCATCACCATCTGCCCATGTTTCACCAAAAGCTGTGCCATTAGTGGTAATGCCACGCACTACACCATAAGAAGTAATCCTGCCAAATCCGTTATTAGCAATATTTTCAGTAGCAACGCCAATAACAAGAGTTCCGTCAGTAATGCCTGCAATAGTAGGTGCAAATTGAATAACACCGCTTGCTCCTGTTGCACCTGTTTGATAAATGATTTGTAATGGACTATCCGTAATAGCGGCACTAGCTTTACCGTAAACAAACAGTTCTTCGCCAATCTGTTGGGTAACATTGCCACCACCCATACCAGCGTTCCAGCTACCAGTAGTGCCGTTGTACCAAATCTTTCCTGCGGCTAGGGTTACGGCTGTGCCATCGCTAAATTGCTGGGAAAGAATGCCGCTTGCATTGCCTGTATCGTCAATCAGGGTTACGCTGTTTTGTATTAGCTTGCCTGTTGTTAAGTCATAACGGGCTACGGCATTGTCAGTAGCACTTGCTGGGCCAACAACATTACCACCTAAAGATGGGCTAGAGTTAGTAATTACGCCTGTCGTATTGTCATAACTAATGCCTGTACCAGCACTAATAGAAGTTCTAGCCCTAACTTGAGTAAAGTATTCGTTTGTACCTTCAGCAATATTAGTCGTGGTTAATACGACTGCTCCGACTTGACCATTGACCGAGGTTACCGTTTCGGTGTTATCGACCTTCTGCCAAACTGTGCCGTTATAGACTGCCCAATCGCCCACAAGCCAATCAGTAATCCCATCAAGGTTAGTATTACCAGCAACGCTGACAACATAGTAATAACCTTTAGTGCCAACAGAAGAAGTAAGAGTGGGGGTATTAGTGCTTGCATCCCATGTTCCTTGATAGCTAAGTGCGCCTAGGACTGCGGCAGGAAGTTCGCTTACAGGTACTTTACCGCCAGCATCTAGGGTAGCGACTCCGTTAGCTGACCCAGCATCTCTTGTCGATGCCGTGCCTAGTCCCGTAATGTCTGTATTGGGAATGGTCGAGGAAGCTGTCAGAGCAGTAGTTCCTGCGCCCTTGACATAGCCTGTCAGGGTTGTAGCACCCGTACCGCCTTGGTTTACTTGTAGTGTTCCTGTGACATTGGATGCAGGGATAGTTACCCCGCTAATTGTTCCACCCGTAATCGCTACCGCATTGGCGTTTTGCTCTGCCATTGTGCCAAGACCCGTTAGGGTATGGTCGGCATTCCAATCGGATGGCTGGACTAGGGTTGAGTCCCCAGCGTCAGGTATTGCTGAAGTCTTACTATGCTTGACTGTTATAGGCATTACTGGACTCCAATAATCTTACCGTCTTGTCCTCGAACTACCTGCTTCGGTCTATTGTGGTTCTCGTTAATGGTGTTTACCAAATCACCTAATGCTAGGGTCATTTGCTGGTTGCTCATGCTAATAGCATCGGCAATCGGTTGCATAGGATGTTTCATAGATTCGGCCATATCCATCTCGGTCATGTAGGCTTGTGCGCCATCCGAATCGTCTGAACCAATACGGGCAACCTCAATCTTAGCCCCGTTGTTAATATGCGCTAACAAGACCTGCGTATTGCGTTCGGTGTGCATCTTCATCTGAGCGACTTTTATCTCCATCTCACGATCCATAGCGTTACGCTGTTCTTCAAGTTGGAACTTAAGTTGATTTTCTTGGGCTTGGTACTCTTGTTTAGCCTTCTCCAGTTCCATCTGCATTTGCATCTTTTGCTGGTCAATTTGTAATTGCATCTGCATTTCAGATTGTTTAGCCTGTATCTTGGATTGTTCAATCTGCATCTGCATTTGCATCTTCTGTTGTTCAGGGCTAGGTGGTTTGGGTTGTCCTTCTGCCATCTTCGCTTGCTCACGGAACTTGTCAGCAGTTTCGTCTATTAAACCTTCTAAGCCTTTACCAGCCTTAAATGCGGTGACACCAAACTTCAGCATCTCGACCAACATGGGGGTCAGTTCGGGGGTAGATTGTGCCGCTGGGACTGCCTGTTGTAAGAACCCACTCATTGCGGATAAAAACTCCATTCTGTCAGCTTTTTCCTGCTGTTCGTCTTGGAATATCATCGAGTCGCTAGTCACCTCAACACGGAAGTTTTTAGCGGATTCGTTACGCAATAAGGCTAGGGCTTGTGGGATTAATGCTTGATCCTGTGGGCTTAGTTGCATTGCACCACTAATCTTGACAATCGTATCGTCTGTAAAGTGGTTGCAAATAATCTGAGCCTTGATGCTCAAAAGTTCAGTAGCAAAGTCTACGACAGCGTGTTGCATGGTCTTGAGTCTACCGCTGGCGTTATTAGACTTAATAATCTGTGCGCCAAGGGTTTCATTAGGGTCTGTCTGCCCCCGTTGGATGTCAGCAATACCCATAATCTCGTAGATTTGGTTCTTGACCTGATCCATTGCCTGATACGACATTTGTAAGGCTTGGGATATTGGGGCAATGTCTACAAGGTTAATAGCCCCCATCATCCCGCCCTTCTCACTAAAGGCGGCATAGTTCTTAACAGGAATCAGGGTATTGTTCTCACCCTCGGAGAATAGTCTTGCAAGGCTAGGTTCGGATGCATCATAAACACCCCGTACTTTTAAGGCGTTGATAAAGCCGTCTATGCGGTCTGCAAGCGTGTCTAACTGCTTGGCTTGGTCTTGGTATAGAACAAAGTCAGGAATCGGCTCTAGCTTGTCTGTCGTAAGTGTAGCGTACAGGGGTTTAGGGCAGGGCCAAAAGTTCTCAAGTTTAAGCGGGTCAGGGCGGGTATCAAGAATCTTACCCATTGACTTTGATAGCCAAATAACCTCACCCGTAGTCTTGTCCCATATCTCGTAGATAACGGCTTCGGATGCACCTTCACCCATCTTCTCATTAAAAGTCTTTGTGGTTTCGGGTTTGGTGTCTAGGGGTATCTTACCGCCCAGTTCCTCACCAAAGCGTTCCACAAGGGCAGGGCGTTCCATGTAGACCTTGCGCCATACAGCGGTCACTTCTTCCCATGTACGGGCAATCGTATGCCCAAAGTCACGCCAATACACATAGTCAACAGGCGCACATTCGTACTCAATGCGTTCTTGATCCTCACGAAAGATACCGCCTTCGGTTTCGGCTTCGTCTGTATCTTCAGTTACCTGTAGCCCATCTTCAGGCATACCTTCAGCCATGCCACCAACTTCACCAGCAATGTGTGGTTCGTAGCGTACCCACGATGTACCACGCCCACCCAGTAAACGGTCTAAGACCGACTGACTCATGGCTGACTTGTAGTCACCATAATGGGTAATCTCATAGTCCAATGCCCGTTCAAGCATCATCGATGCTACCCGTGCTACAGGATCGTTATCCCTAAACCTACGGCTTACATCAGGGCGGGGCAGTCTTGCAAAGATAGCTGGGGTGATGGTCTGAACATTTGACCAAAGAATATTAAACCGAGCATTGGGGTTATTCCTAGTACGGCTGTCATCACGATACCGCTTGATGATGCGGTCAGCACGGGCTTCCCATTCTTTATACGACCTCTCGTAGCCAGCAATACAGTTGTACCAATCTTCGTAGGTGTGATCCATGTTTATATCCTGCGGTGTGTTTGTTTAGGTGTTTGCTTCCACAATTCGTTTAAGGTCACTTCGTTTTCCCCGATAGATACGCCTTTAACCCTTGTATCTTTGAGGATAGGGCTGTCCTCATCTTTCCAAACAATGCTGAGATAACGCATCGCATCGCTAGAGTGTGATGTCCAATCGTGTTTCGGGCGATCTCTAAATACTTTCTTATCATCATCCCACTCCCTTTGGTATTGGCGCAAACATTCAATTAGTTCGTCACACTTATTATCAAACCAACAGCGGGTTAATGCAAGTCTTGTAGCTTGTATTCCATCCTGAAGTGATAGGTTTGGTACGATTTTTAAATGTTTTATGTCAATTTTTGTCGCAATTTGTTCGATTATGCTCTTACCACCACTCGCCAATGTTTTAGCCCTAGCGTCATGGGGTAGGTAGTGATAGCCATACTTGTACCCGTATTGATCCTCTTTTTGGGCTAGTAAACCTGTGTAGTAAGGGATAGCCTGACCGTTACTAGAATGGTGGTCTAACACCCGTATCTCACCGTATACGACCTGAAACCAAATCACAGCCGTGGAATCGTTGAACCCCAAGTCCCAAACGGTATGGCAAGGGAACATCGGGTCATAGTCTACCGATGTAATGCGCTCAAGGTCTGTAATCCTACGCATCTCCTGACCGTAGAATGCGCCAAGTATTGCGGCTTCAAAGCTACAGAGGAACTCCTGCTCATACTGGTTATCAGACATCGAGGCTCTAGCATCGTCTAATTCGGCTTGTGGCAAAAGATTGGTTTGGTCTGCCCGTAGAGTCTTCACATACCAATTCGGGTTTTTTTGGGCTTCGTTAAAAATGTCATAAAAAGAATTGTGGCCCTTTGGTGTCCCAATGAATGTAGCCCAACCGATACGGTCTGATAATAAAGGACGAATAATCTCACCCCATACTGATGGTTTCATATCGGCCATTTCGTCCATGACTACGCCATCTAAAAAATTGCCTCGAAGTGCGTCAGGGTTATCTGCGCCAAAGAGCCTTATTCTTGCGCCATTAACCAATTCAACCCATAACTCTGACTGATTGGCTTTAGTCATGAAAGGCTCAGAAAAGCGTTCCAAGTATCTCCAAGCTACTGATTTGGCCTGTGAGTAAAAAGGGGCAATGTAAGCGTATTGGGCGTGTTTTTTGTTTTCTAGCAGGGCTTTGACTATCAAATCATTGATACAGGCTACAGTCTTACCACAACGCCTGTGGGCTACGATAACTGCCCAGCGTTGCTTACGGGTGTGAAAGTCCTCAAAAACGCTTCTAGGGCGGTATTTCAGCTTTACAGGGCTACTCATCTGCCCATGTGATTCTTATATCGCCACCGTTAGAACCCGTAACCTCATTGACTTGAGTTTCTTTCCATCTAGCCCGTGTCTTTAGCCAAAAGATAGCGGCAGCAGTATTGCCCTTCTTTGCCTGATTAAACAAAGTGCCAGCAATAGCTGAGTTAGCATCTATACGGCCTTCGTCTAGTTCATCTTGGTAATACTTCACTAGCGTATCAGCACTTATTTTTAAACGGGTAGCTATATCCTCATGCGGGCATCCCAATGCAGATAAGCGTTTGACTTGTTCTCTGCTCTCTTTTGAGGGTTTGTGCGGGGGTCTGCCTTTTCCAGTCATTTTTATAACTCCGTTTTAATCCCAGTAATTGTTGAAGGCTTTTAGCGGGTAGAACACTAGGCTATTTCTATAACCACCCTCTGCGGTAGGTCTGATAGGGGTTACACCATGAACATTTCTCCAAGCTGGGTATACCAGCATAGAGTTATCCCTACTGTCTACCGTTGCACCGTAATCAGGAACAGTTGTATTCCCACCTTTAGCATTAACCTTTTTAGCAATAATGACATTCACACACCCTTCAAGGTTGCCTGCATCCCTATGGAATGGGGCAGGGATGTTGAAGTTGCTAATGCTTGAGGTGAATAGTTCTCCAAACCTGAACTTTGGCGGCACTTTTTCAGTAATGATCTGTTTTTGTTTAGCGTATATCTCAGGAATAATCTCTTTGACTAGGTTCTCAGATTCTTTGCATAGCAAATACATTGCTTTTATGAAGGTTTGGGCTGTCTTAACCTGATGAACGCTTGAAATAGCTGGATAGGGCCGTTTCATGTGAGGTTTGGGCGGGCAACTTCCAAGAATGGTGCTGAACTGCTTAACCTCAAACTGACTATCTCTTAAACCACTAGAACGCCTCATTTCACTCTTAGGCACTCTTTCACTTAGTAGTTCTGCGTTAGCGACATCGGCAAGCTGTTTGAGCTTTCCTGTAATCTCTTTAATGTAAAAGCCAACAGGCACTCCATCAGCGGTGAATAGGGTGTCCTCAGTAATATTGGGTTCAATATCACCGCAAATATCACCAATCTTTACGCTGTGGTCTATTTTGATTAATTCGACTGTTTTCATTGGGTGCAGTAAACATTAGTACAAGCAGGAAACCATGACTTTTGCCATGTATCGTAATCACGGCTGACGAACTTACCTGTATTACCAACGGGTGCTACCTTGTAATCTTTTTGCAACTTTTCAACAATAGCCCAAAACCTAGGCAAACTAGGGTCTATATCAAAACTCCATTCAAACACTAACTTGTTGAATATATGGGAATAATTCTCTAGGATTGGCATTTCTGCGCCCTCAATATCCATCTTGCAGGAGTCAAAGTTTTTGGCTTCCTCGTTAAAGTTCAGGCATGGAACTTTGATACCCTTGTTATTCCATTTCTTAATGATGGAGTTGCGCCATACATTGTTGTTGTTTCCTATAAATAGGATGATTTCTTTAGTATCGTTATGAACAAGTGCGACCTGCTTTACGGTTGCCTTGAACCCGTTAAGTTTTAGGTTCTTTTCCAGCATCTCGCAATTAAATGGATCAGGTTCGTATACCGTTACATTTGCGCCTTTAGAACAGGCTAGCAGAGTAAACGCCCCTACATTGCCCCCGCAATCCATCCAGTTCTCATCGGGTAGGATTTTGAACCCTTTTTTCTGATATGTATTGTTCCCGATTACTTCTTCAAAGGTTTTTTGATCCGAAAACCCCTCTCGGTAATAGAATTTGATACCCTTCGTTTCGCCCTGTTTAAGGATCATAGCTTGGCTTTCTCAGCCTTCAAGTAGTTGACCAGCATCATGCCTACATAGGCTTTTTCATCTCGCCAAAACTTGACTAGTTCAAAAGCCTCATCGTAATGTTCGGGTTCAAATTCAATCTGAATAGCTTTTCTTACGCCATTTGCCATATCCGATAGTTGTTTACTAACATCCTCGTCATCAAGGATTGAATAGTCTACCTCGGTGAAATTGAGTTCAGATACATCAAAGCCCAAAAGGTCGATATTGAAGTTTTCGTCTTGCAAATCGCCAATCTCAAGTTTTAATAGGTCGTTATCCCATCCAGCGTTTAATGCCAGCTTATTGTCTGCAATGATATAAGCCTTCTTTTGGCTTTCTGTCATGTCTGAACAGTCTATGGTTGGAACTTTGTCTAGGCCTAGCTTTTGGGCGGCTAAGAGCCTTCCGTGGCCTGCAATAACGCCTACTCCATCGACTAAGATTGGGTTGCGAAAACCAAACTCTTTAATGCTGGCGGCAATTTGTGCGACCTGTTGATCGCTATGTGTTCGGCTGTTTTTGGCATAAGGGATTAGCTTGTTTACAGCAACATCTTGAATTTTCATATTTAACCAAGTGGTTGATTAAGATAAGTTAATTCTACTACTATTTTACTTCTTTATCCATGTCTTTCAGTTTGTTGGCAAGCATGGCCCTACGCTCTAGGCGCAATCTCTGTTGTTTTTCTAGCGTGGATTCTTTATGGGTCTGTAATAAGCTGTTTTCAGGCTTAATCTTTTCTTTTTTAAACATCACATATCCTTCATCTTAGAAGCAATCATCTCTCTACGAGTAGGTTTAGCAGTTTTAGCAGATTCTTTAAAGTCTTTAGCGGATGGTGCGCCTTCGCTACCTACCTTACGCATCTTCTCGCCTGATCCAGCCTTAATGCGTTCACGCTTGGCGTGAATGTTTGCGTATAGTCCTTGTTTAGCCACAGTTCCATCTCCTCATGCTTGCTTTTGCTCGTTCAGCGTTCTTGCTGTTCTTTACTACCCCACCCATTCTTGCACAAAAACTAGCTTTTCTACCCTTATCGGCATCAGTCTTAGGATTTGGGGCGGGGGCTTTTAAGTTAGCGTTGTTCTTGCGATTGTAGGCTTCACGACCTTTGGCGGTCATGCCTGCGCCTTGATCTGTGGGCAGGTAGTTCTTATCCTTACCTGTCGTAGTCTTGGGGATTGGCTTATCGTGCTTTTCTACTGCCGCACGAATGTCATCTCTGCGGCTCATTTTTCCTCAATGTACTTAGCGTAGGCATCCTCTAGCTTTGCCTTGCGACTTCCTTTAGCGTTCTCACGCTCAACGCTTAAAGCAATAGCTACGGCTTGTTTCTTGGGCTTGCCTGCCTTCATCTCGGTCTTAATGTTCTTACCGACTGCTTCGGGGCTACCTGACTTTACGAGTGGCATAAATATCCTTATTTCAAAAACTTAAGTTTATAAGCGGTGCTGTTAATGAGGCCTGCGATCTCATCAATGATATTTTGTAGTTCGGGGTCTTGGGGTAGGTCTTGGCGGGCTTCCTTAACAAAGTTCTGTAAGGATTCCATGTAGCGTATTGGGTCTTTAGGCTGGTGGTACACGCTTGGAAAGGCGTTAAATTTACCGTATTTGCCCATATAAGATTCGGCAAAGGTGTCTGTTAAGCCAACAATACCATCGTAGTATTTAGCAAAAGCCTTATGTTTTGCGTAGGAATCGGTTGACCAATGAAAGAAATGCGTGTTGGTCGCAGAATGTAGCATTGTTGCTAGGAATAATGCACAGTTTTCCATACAAATCCTTATGTAATGGGTGTAGTTTCCTCTATTTTATCAATAACTACAAGACAACCGCCACCTTTTTTTATTGCGCCACGCTGAACAATTAGGGTGTCAATCTGTTCATCGTTATCAAATACACCAGCATCGGCTAGGGCATCCCAAAGGGCTTTAATTCGGTTATCAATATCTTGCTTGCGTCTGTCTTTTGGGTACAGGGTGACCTGCATTTCTAAGCGGGCTGTGCCTAATTTGGGAACTTTCCACTCCACCACATAATCGCTGACTTGGGCTTTAAACTCCTTGCCTGCCTTGCTTACGAATCGCCTGTGTCCATGACTCCCCCAGTAATGATTGACGGATGGGGGTAGGGGTAGGTTTAGAATCAACATTAAGGGAGTTTAACAAGTCCACGGTGTCTTGGGTCATTTGTTCAAAACTTGGTATATAAAAACCCTGATTCGAATAAGAGGGCAATCGTTTTTCGGTGCGCTTCTTCCCACCGTTCCACTCTCTCTGTTTTGCTAAGTGTTGCACCTTGGTCGATTTCTGTGTGACAGGTAAAGCAAAGTGATGCGATTCTGTAGTCTGACGATTTGATGCCACGGCCTTTTCCGTCCCTTAGTTGATTTGAGTGTGCGGCAACGACTGTGCCATCGATAGTCCCGCAATGCTGGCAGGGAAATCGCCTAACAATCTCTAATAGGCTTTTATTGCGATACATGGTCTACGCTGTGCTGTTCTAGCTTTTCAGCGGATTCTGAAATATCTATGGCAATCTCCATCATTTGTGTGGCGTTGTTGACTTTAAGGGCATCGTCATACATACGGATTAGCTTCTTTAACACGGCAAACTCATCACATAGGGCTATCATTTTAATATCCTGTCTTGGTTACGGTTAGATACTTCTAGGGTTTGCCATGTAGCGTGGCGTAGTCTTGCGGCTTCTAGTTCCCACTTTAGCTTCTCAGCGTTCTCGGTCGCTACCCCAATAGCTTTGCATAAGTCTTGGTACTCCTGACAGGCGTATGCTTCCCGTTCCTGCGCCCCAATGGTCTGCTCACCTGACTTCTGCATCATTATGGCTTTTAGACTGCTTTTAAAGCACTCTAGCTGGGCTAACTCACCTTTAGCAGATGCGTACTTACCAGCATTTTCAAGGATAAAGTCTATACATTTATTCGGGTCTATTTCTCGCATACAGTTCCTTTATTCGTTTTTTTACATCTGCTTCTGTGTCTTTATTGCGCTCGATTAATTCTTTGACCATATCCCAATTACGGTAACGCTTGGCTATGGCTATGTAGGATTGGGCCAAATACTCGATCCTTTGCTTATAGCTGTTCATCTAATTGCTTAATCTTTTGGCTGATCCTTGCTCTCCATGCTTGCCAAGTTTCTCCACCGTAAGCTGGGCAACCTACCTCTAAGGCTTTACGGGTTGTCAACTCCTCTGTTGAGTACCACGGTAATTCAGGCTTCTTGTTGGGTTCTAGGTCAATCTCGTCAGTCCAGCGTTCTTGGTTCAAAAATGTGGCGGGATACGGTATATAGTCTTTTTGGGTTTCCTTGATCTTCCAATATTTAAGGTAGTTTGGCAGGGCTTCAAGGCATTCTTTTTGCTGGATAGGGGTAAGCCTGTTCCAGCTACGCTCGGCCTCTTTGCGCCCCATTTTGCGGGGGTATAGGGAGTAAAAGTCTTGAAAGCTCATTAATCCATCCAAAAATAAAGAAAAGCGGCAATTATCATAACTGCTGAAAAGATGATAAATGTCGCTATTGCAAACACGGTCATTATGGTTTCAACCATCAATACTCCAAACCAGCGCAATCCATCATTGTGGTTTGATTAGACATAATGTTAGTAGTTATAGCCATCAAGTAATCATCAGCTAAATATTTGCTGTAATCTTCGCTTTTTGCGTAGCTACGAAACACCCTAATTAGGGCAAATATTTCATCATAATCGTTGTAGGCCTGATAAATAGCTGATTCTAGAATGCTGACTTGGCGTTCTAATTGCTGAACTTTAGTTAGCGGTTTTGGTTTTTTTGGGGTTTTTTTTGCGGTCATTTTTATCTTTCAAAAAGAAATAGCCCCCGTAGGGGCTGGTTAGTTAGTCTGCTCTTGAGTTGTACCAACAATCAATACCGTTTTCTTTTAATACGCCAGCAAATGCGCTAGCACCGACTTCTAATACATTCATACATTGGGTCATATTATTGGTGCAACGCCATATCTGCCAGCCTTTTTGCCAATGTTTGCTTCCAATATTGTTCTTTTTGCACCAGTTTACGAATGGGCTACGACCGTTAGGTATTTCTACCCATGCAAAACCGCAGTAATTATCTTCACCAACGGTTTCTATGTAATCTGTTTCGGCTTTTTGACCAGCAGCTAGGGCTTGGTCGTATATTGCTTGGAAATCTACAGTTTGCTTTGCCATTTTCTATTCCTTTTCTTTTTCACTCGGTATTGAGTAAGACAATTATAGTTAAGTTATCTTAACAATAGCAAGGATTATTTTATAAGGAAAACCCTGATATGTTGTTTTTTAGTCATAAGTTCCCCAAAGGTGATAGCACCCCATCCATTTGAGAAGTTGATCCCAAACTAATGCTCCCGAAGGTAGTGTTCATTCGATACAAGGTTGTCTATCACCATTGTCCTTGTAACTTGTGTAGTACCCACTCAAGTCTACGGGGCTTGCTGTCAGGTGTAAACCAGCCCATCTTTTCTTTCCAGCGGGCGATTTAACCCCATTTCTATCGTGAGAAGTACGGCAGAAATAGAAAAACCCTTTGGGACTGATCTATGGTGAAGTTGCTTAATAAATGCCTCTAAACCATTTACTAAACACACAGATCAGACCGAAAGGGTCTCGTGCTTAGAGGTAACTACAAAACAGACTTCACTCTGCCCCTCAATTATGCATCATTATTCTAATTCAGGCCAAATTAATTTATAGCTATTTGGAAATAGGGTTTTTCGGGTGATTAACCCATGACTTTCTTTTTCTAAAGTCGCAGCCAAAATGACCATTTTATCAATCGGTATATCGCTTTTTTGCCACATAGATACGGCAGGAACGCTTACGCCTACTAGCTTTGAGATGCGAGTAGGGCCACCGAGAAGTTTAATTAGTGTCGTTGCGTTCATTAATTTATCTTAACATTTTACCAACATATTTACAAATAGTTGTTGCTTTATAAATTAAGCTGGCTTAAAATTGTGGTACGGTATGTACCGTGTTAATAGGAGAACTCTTATGAGTGAAATAGAATCGCAAACCAATGACTTACTACAGCTTCAAGGTGAACTTGAACGCATCTTTACTGTGCTAGAAGGTGGCGCAGACTTATCCAAAGAACAAATTGACCTACTGCGCTATGGCTGTGGCTTTGCGCCAGTTAACCGTCAGCGTGACTTCTTACAAGGTGTATTTAACGACTTAAACCCATACGGGAGAACAATATGATTATTTCTGATACTCAGCGAGATTTTAAAATAGCCCCTGCTGGCTTGCATATGGCAAGGCTTTACTCCGTTATCGACCTCGGTCACCAAGCTACCGAGTGGGCTGGGGAAACCAAGATCATGCACAAAGTTGTATTGACTTGGGAACTGCACGGGGATGATGAGGATGGCAAACCATTACAGACAGACGATGGCAAGCCGTTAATCGTATCTAAGCGATATACCGTTAGCCTTGGGGATCAGGCCCGTTTGCGCCAAGACTTAGAGGCGTGGTCGAATAAAAAAATGACTACCGAGGATCGTAAAAATTTTGACCTCAAGAACCTTTTGGGTAAGTTTTGCATGGTCAATATTACGCACTCTGAGGATGGTAAGTACGCTAATATTTCAGGTATCAGCCCTGTGCCTAGCGCACTGCGTAACGCCCAGCCTGAAGGCATCAACCCCACCAAAATCTTTTGGCTACAAAGTTTTAAGCAGGAAGAATACGATGCGCTACCTAAGTACTATAAAGAAAAGATAGCGGAGAGTAGTGAGTGGCGGGGTCAACAGGAGCGTGAAAAGAATGCACCCAAGATTCAAGATGATGATTTATCCGATATTCCCTTTTAAGGAAGAAAATGTTAATTAAGGAGAAGTTAAGTGAATCAGGTCATTGGTACAAGAAGGATGGTAGTCCTGCCTACACAACTATCGGCAAAACTGGGGAACGGGCAACAACGCTCCGTGACGCACGGAAACTCGGACTTTTGCCTAGTGTTACAACAATTAACGGAATGCTATCGAAAGCAGGGCTTGATACATGGAAACAGCAACAAGTCCTCTTAGCGGCCTTAACCCTGCCTAGACTGCCTGACGAACCCGAATCAGACTGGTTAGCTAGGGTGATGCAAGACTCTAAGGCTACGGGCAGGGAAGCGGCAGAACGAGGTTCTGCAATCCACGCCATCATTCAAAGCTGGTTTGAGGGGGTCTATATGCCTGAAAAGCCACCTTACATTAATACCATCATAGAAACCCTAGAGAATGCTTTTGGAAGCCAGCTATGGCTCTCAGAGAAGTCTTTTGCTCATCCGCTAGGGTATGGTGGTAAATGTGATTTGATGGCTAGGGCGGGCTTTATAGTGGATTTTAAGACTAAGGATACCGATTTGGATAAGGTGGATGTGTACTTTGAGCATGAGATGCAGTTAGCCGCCTACCGAGAGGGTCTAGGAGTACCAACGGCTAGGTGCGCTATCGTCTTTGTCAACGGTACGACCAATCAGGTCAAATTGATAGAAATTGAGCAGGATCGGCTTCAAAAGGGCTGGAAATGCTTTGAGCATCTATTGCGGGTTTATCAAATAAAGAACGGCTTATAATTAAAGCTCCTTCACGGGAACGGGGGAAAGCGAAAGCAAGTACCCCACTTTTTAAGGGCGTTAAGCCGTCAAAATAGGATGCAGTAATTAGGGAGTTTTGCGGCTTTCTGCCCTATTGATCGTAACTGCCAAATATTGCCCTGTTTTCTAAGGGTATATCCCTATAAAATATTTTGCATTATTAAGATTACTTAACTTATAATTGTCTTACTCAATGTTGAGTGAGATAGATAAGGAGAATCAAATGCAAGTATTAGACCTACAAATTACCAAAGTTGACCAACTCGGTATGCTCTTGGCTCAAATCGCTGACCTAGAAGCCCAAGCAGAAGCACTCAAAACCGAACTCAAGCAAGAAGAAGGTCACATCGAGGGCAACCTTTATAAAGCCTGTGTGACCCTATCCCAGCGCAAAACCGTAGATAACAAGGCTGTATACGCAGAAGCGAATATCCCTGCCGAGTTAATCGAAAAGCACACCAAAACCACCGCAGTTATTACTTTAAAAGTTACAGCCCGTTAACGCCCCTAGGAGATAGTCATGTTAAAAAGCGAAAAAGATGCAGAGTTATTTTATGAGGCCCAGCGTAAGTTTACTGACCGCCAAAGGATGCTTGATAAGGGCTGGGGTGACCTAGATGCTTACAGGCGTTTACAGGAAGCAGAAAAGCGTAAAGAGCGTATCGAGTCTATTCGTATGTTCCTCTTGGGTGGTTTGGTGGCAGTCCTATTATGTGTACTGTTCTTCGGGACTAACTATTTAATGCACGGTTATGCAATATAAAAAGTTTGACCAAACCCTTCACGATGAGTGCGACCCACCCGCCCGTGAAGCGGTCGCTAGGTGGCTTAATAACCTTTGGTATATAGATGCCCTACCCAACCCCGATAAGTACGCTGTAGACCTCGTATTGAGCCTTAAAGGGGAGCATATCGGGTACGCTGAGGTAGAGGTCAGGGATTGGGAGTTTTGCCCGTTTAATACGATCCACATTGCCCAAAGGAAGGAAAAGCTGTTTACCCATCGTAGAACGACTATGTATGTAGTTAACCGCCCGTTGACCCATGCCTACTGGATTAGGGCAAATAAGATCAAGGATTGCCCGTTAATTGAAGTACCGAACAGGGCAGTCGCTTGTGATGAATATTTTTACGATGTTCCCAAGGACTTGTGGAAGGTCGTAGACCTGACCGAACTGTTTTAGTACGGTCTTGTACCTGTGCGGTCAATAATTAGTGCTTGCCTGCGAGGATTATCCCCAGCAACACTAGGAATACTAATATGTGTCCAACGGTCAAATTCTCGAATAATTTGGTCATAGCCAATCCCCGATGCAATAACAGCCTTAACGACTTCATCGGGGGTCATGCTGGGTACTCGAATATCTGCCGCACAACCAATCCGATGCTGACTGCTGTCCTTTGATCCTACAGCGTCATTGACCTCTTTGCAACGAAAAGCGGAGTTAATCATCACGGGCTTACCACCCAAGACAGTTTTAACTTCCTCAAGGAAGGCGGCTAGGCGCACAAGGTTAGCCATCTCTGTGGCGTTAGGCGTATTGTCAAACTGCCTGTGGTCTGTGTGGGTCAGTTCATCTAAGGTGAAGTGTTCACTTAGGTTCATTCTTAGCCTTCATATCCATAATTTTTTCTAGGGTACGACCACCAAAATACGCACTCATTATTAACATACCCCATTGACCTAGCAGGTTTACATACGATTCTTTAGCATCGTAGCCAAATGCAGACATCATGGCAAAAAGAAAATAACCAGCAAAAATAGCTACCAAAGACATAGGGCGTATGTTTTTAGATAGCCAAGAATCACTACCAAGATCAGCTTTCCAACGGTCAGATATATTGTTTTGTTCGTTCATGTCAGCGTTTAACTCAGCTAACCTACCTTCTTGTTGCATCTGTAAGAGTTCTTTTTGGGCCTTTGCTTTGGCTTCAGGGTCAGGAATAAACTTGTCTAAGACTTTCATCCCGACATCTACTAGTGCCATTAATGGAATCATTTTTTACTCCTTGATAACATGGTTGCCGCAATAAAAAGCATTGCTTTAGTTTGCTCTAAATCGGCTGGGGGTTTATCCCAACCAACGGTAATCTGCCCTATAAACCTACTGGGGTCGGGCGGTACACTAATTCTACAGCCAAATGTCATCCCTTTTTCAAGATACCAAAGCCCAATTTCTGACTGTGCCGCCTTGTACTCTCCGCAAGGAACATTACCCGCCATTAAAGATACTACATCTTGGTTATTTGCTTGATTAGAAGTAAACAACCCTACATCCAAGCCATCGTTTGTTTTATCCCGACCCGTTTTTGTATAGGCTCGATACTGGACTCTAGTGTCAAACAAAGGATTAACTTTAAATATTGCTACTACAGTTGCATCAGTCGTTTTAAATAAGTGAACTGCGGCATCATCGACTCTATCTTCGGCAATACTAGGTAGCTTCTGACTCTCTTTATAAGTGCCAACAATCAGCTCTTGGTTTTCATAAAATACCCAACCGCCAAAGGCTAAAGCACCCATCAGAATAACTGCAAATAGTTTAAATGGGGAATCTACATACGCTAGTACTTTAGAAAGCGTGTCATTGGCGTTTAGTTTTTCTTCGGCCACTATTTACCCCACACTAAAAAATAAGCAATATATCCTGCTACAACAAAACACCAAAATTGCGCTGTTCTTGCACGATTGAGGTCTTTATCAAATTCTTTTTGAAACTCTTTTTCCTGCTTCTCTAACTTAGACTTTAGGGCTTCGACTTCTGCCCAGCGTTTACCGTATTTCTTTAGAAAATCTGCCCGTATCTTAGCTTCTTCCCGCCTGACATTCTCCTCATGTTCCCATTGCATCAGGACTTTTTTGAGGAATAGTTCCTTGCGTACCTCGTTCTCTTTTAGTTCCCTGCGCCTGTCAAGGTTACGCTGTGCCGCAACATCTACCGCTTCCTTTTGAACATCCGCAATACTCTTTGAGAGTTCTTTGCTGACATCCCGACTTGCGTTTAGGGAGCTACTGAGGGATTTTGCACCATCTAGTAAACCATCCGACACATTGATAACCTACCTGTTACCGAGCCAATGTGCGATAAACCCAACGAGTGAACTAATAACAGATACAACCCCCAAGCCGACCCAAAGACCGCCCCTAGAGCGATTAGCCATTGCAACCAGTTCATCAATTGAGGCTTCCATTTTGTCAATCTTTTTTGACATTTCATCAAACTTGGCTTCATAGTTTTCTACCTTCTGCCAAAGAACACCGTACTTTACGGGATCAATCTCAAAAGACATTACATCACTCATCTGCTGGTAGTGGTGTGTTGCCTTCAGCTACCCACTTTAGGTAGGTTTGGTAGTCTGTGTTGGCTGGGTCGAAGGGGATGCAAGCATTGTCAGCTAGTCTGCGAATACTTATTGACTGATTTGTTTTAGGGTCTTTAATTAGTTGGTACATTTATAACTCCGCAGAAAAACTAATATTAGCATTAGCTGAATTCATTACAAATTGAGTAGCATCGCCAGCAACTAAACCGCTACTTACAATTCCATACATATAAGAAGTGCTTGAAGTTGTTTGAATAAAAGTAAATGTAGATGCTAAATTTGTGCCACTAGCATTAATATTTGTTTGAGTACCTGATGTTGCGATAGTTGGTGCAGCTCTTTTTTGAACAGTATATGTAAGATAACCTCTTGCTAAAGTTGTGCTTTCACATTGACCAACAACAATAGTTCCGTAGCTTGAACCATAAGTCCATTGCTCATAATAGCGTTGGCAAAGCTGTAACTCAGTTCCATAAGGTCTGTAATCAAAGCTAGTAGCTGTAGAGCCTACCTCTAATTGAACATTGCCACAAGTGCCTGTGTTGAATTCAATGTTAGTGTCTGTTCCCGCAGTAATTGTGCCTGTTATTCCGCTTGCACCAAAGCTACCAGCACCAATCTTGCCTTGTGCTGTGCCTGTCCACGATAAAACATAAGTACCACCTTCAGGTAAGTTAGCACCTTCAATGACTTGAATAATAGAACCAGCCGTTATGGTAATGGTGGTATTAACACCAGTAGACGCTTGTGTAAAGGTATATGTGCCATTGCTTGCACCGCCCTTCCATCTGTCGTGTCCATAAGAACCTGACGATAAAGAAGTTCCTGAAACATAACCACGCTGATTGATAGTAAACCCGCCATCAATGATGCGATTTTTAAACGCAAAGGTCTTAGGTGTACTGACCTCGTTTGTACCATCTATGATTACTGGCATTATGCGACTCCTAGCTGTTTT